GTGGTCTTTAGAAGTATTTATGCTAAACCAGAGATAGCAAAGTTCTTGATAACTTCTTGCTGTTTCAGATAAAGTTTAAAGTAAGACTTAGCGAAGTTTTTTAATTCATCAACGTCCAATTCGTCAATAAGTCGAGAGTACTTTTCGTACTCAAACATTTTATTCATCGACTCTAGTTGAATTTTGTCGGGGTCCATTGATGATCTCCATAAGTAGGGTTTTGATTTCACTAATATCTTCTTTTATCTGGTCAATTTCCTCTCTTTGTTTTTTCTTCTCTGCTCTCAATCTAACATATTGTAAATACTCAGCAGTATCAGTATTTACAATAGCACCTGAGTCTTCACGAAACAGGTGCTTATGACCGTCAACTCTTTTCATATTATGCCAGGGCAATAGTTCTCAGATCCTTGAATCTTGGAGCTCTTGCTTCATTCGTTCCGCTCATTATGATCTTAACTCTGAAAGCATTAAACTGCTCAAGTTCATCAGCACTAAACTGATACTCAAGGAACTCTCCATCATTACTTGAGCGTACAAATGCGTCCGCTCTACCATTATTTAATGTAGAATCGATAACCTTGTCACCATAACCATCACCATTAGTATCGGTGAGGTTGTCGTAACCAGGGAACAACTCATATGCCTGCTCAACTCCATTAGAGTCTGCTCTAAAGAGTTGATAAAGAACTCTGAAGTCAGCAGATGAGTGGCGATAGGATGAAACCAGAACCTTAAGTGAAGTTGCTGGTTGTTGTAGTCTAACAATGCCAGTCGCATAGACGGCACTGTGAGGATCTTCTTGGACTAAGTTGACTCTACCGTCGTAAGCATAGTCACTTACTGGGTTGTTGAGTCTATTTCTACCGAATACTACAGATGCTGTAGAAACGTTAACAGCAGGTGACAGGTTTGGATCTCCTGTACCCATTGTTAGACCAAGTGTGAATGACTTATTCTTAGGTAGAGATGTTAGTCTTGTAGTCTCGTTAATTTGGGATGCTACAAGTCTTGATGTGGTTAGTTCGTTTACATTGTTTAGTTCGACTGTTTCATAACCTTGGTCAATGAATGAAACTTCAGAACCACCAGCACTTGTCGCGGAAACAGTTCTTATCTGAGCAGAAAGTGAAGTGCTTTCGCCTGGGGTTAGAACACTAAACTGTGGGTCAACTCTATTGAATTGAATATTCTTAGTTGCTGAGGCACCATTGCCTCCAACAGTATTCTCATCGGTAAAGCTCAACTGGTTGTCACCAGAAGTTCTGGAACCGCGACTAATTTGTAGGTGATAAGTATCAAAGTCTCTCTTATTCTTGAGAGCAGTGTCTGATGGTAGGTTGTGTTGTGTATTGATTCTAGTCAGTGAAATGCCATTTAACTCATAAGGATAAACTTTGTCACTGATATTATGCTTCCTAGTCAAGGAACTGTCAATACCTCTGGTTCCAATACCCAGAGTTCCAGCACCAGCACTACCAGCAGTGATAGAGTTGTAGAAGATAATTTCATTATTAACTTTCAGATAACCCCGAGAAGTTGTTATACCCTCAAAGGTTGCGAAGAGTGAAGTATTAGCAACAGAGATAGTTGTATCACTAATACCAAGTTCTGCATTTAGCGTTGTTGGGATAGTGTCTGGTTCCAAGTCTGCCAAGACAACAACGTTGTTATCAGCGTGCATACCATGGTTTGGTTGAGTAACCTCAATAACTCTTCCATCATAAAGGTTGCTGATAACGGCAGAGTTGCGAATGTCAGTGTTAGCATAAGCAACGGCAGTGTTTGTATCACTGTAAACAATCAAGTCCTGACCAGCAGTGAACTCTTCACCTTGTACATTTGTGAGGAACAAGGTGTCTTTTCCACCAATAGAGTTGACAGAAATCTGAGCATTCTTGCCTTTGGTAACATCTGAAGTAGTGATGCCGAGAATATCACCAACAACATACCCATTTCCAGCAAGAGTGATTGCTGGGTTTCCAGAAACAACACCACTAGCGAAGGTAACAATACCAGTAGCACCACTACCATTACCTGTGATGCTATAGAATGAAACATTGGTAAATGTTCCGTTACTATATCCAGCACCAACTCTGTTAGTGAATGTGGTATCTAACTGACCACCAACTTGCTCAATATATCCAGAGATAGCAGAAGCAGATGTGCTGTCACTAACCTTTCTACCAATACCAAGGATAGTATCCATGGCAGTTGTGGTTGTGATACCAACCTTCAGTTTTCTTGGTAAAGTCTTAATAGAGTTTTCGTTGAGTTGACCAACGTTTGTATCTCTAGTTTCCAGTGATGGGTTGTAGAAGTATGCTACACCAGGAGTTGTGGTGAAGTTTGCCTTGTAAAGTTTAAACTTAAGATCTTCGAACTGGTTAGCAGTCCAAATAGTACCATTCTGAGACTTAAAGAGACTTCCTCCAACATATTGCTTAGTAGCGATGACGCTTTCGGCATCAGGTAGAGTAGAAGTATTTACAGTCTTTTCACCCATTCTGGCAATCCAGACTTCATAAAGATCGGAATATGGTGAAAGTAGAACTACAGCATACTCAGTATCTGCTTCCAGATAAACTGGTGATGGGAACTTAATATTAGTTGCTACAGAAGCATCTCTTGAGGTTTGAATCTCTGATGGGTCAAGAGTAACTCTTGAGTATTCTGTTACAAGGTTCTTGGTAGGAATACCAAGCTCAACAGTTCTTAGTTCGACGAATAGTTTTTCACTTTCATCCTTATTGGCAAAGAATACATCAATGCCAGTCATGAACGCACCACTTTCATCAACCGTGAACGACTGTGCTAGTGGGTCATATCTCTCTACTTCAGTAACTCTCTCAAAGATGTTAATTCTACCAGTAGTTGTGTAGTTTGTTTCAGCACTACTGATGAGTGTACTTCCTGGAAGTTGCTCTTCGTTGGTAGCACTTGAGGTCAGTCTGAAAGTCTTAGTTCCAGTGGTGAATCTCAGTGGAGGTGGTGGTGATGCCAGTGGGTTTCTGAAGAACATCGAACCGTAGATGTCACCGAAGGTATCGGCAACCAGTCTGATATTAGCAACAGATGCCTGAGCACCACTTGTTTCTCCTAGGAGAACCATTCCAGTAGTTAAGTATCCATTGTACTTACCAAGAACTTCTTCCTGAAGTGCCTCAACATCAACGTTTAGAACTGTTGATGATGCGGAGTAGGAAACTGGTAATGTAATAGACTTGTTGTATGGGTTCAGACTAAATGTAGTTGTTGGGTTTCCACCAGGACCGGTCTTGTGGTTTGGTTGGACAACTCTACATGTGAACAGGTTCGTTCCACCAACATATCCTCTTACAGTCTCACCAACCTGGAATACACCAGATGTCATGGTAATTTCGATGAGTTTTGGAACAATGTCCAGACCGCTGGTGCTGTCGAAGAAGTGATAGTGTCTTGCTAGAGGTCTCAGACCAATAGCCTTAAACAATACGTTTCTTGAGCGAATGTGTGGATCTGCTGTGGATGAAGCAAGAACAGTTCTTGTTCCGACAACTCTAGTAGCACCACCAGAACCACCAACAGTTCTAGTTCCACCATCTCTAACAATGGTTCTTGTCCAACTATCAGTCTTTGGACTTAGTTCGATAGAACCATTAAACTCAATGACATTAAATGGGTTTACATTCTCAACTCTTGTCGCTAGTGGTTGTTCAATCCAGGACTTTTCGGTGTACTTGAGTGTGATCAAGTCACCAGTCTTTTGGACATTGGAGTCAAGAAGACCTAGATTCTCACTAAAGTTAGCAGTTTCTAAGTTGATTGATGGATCAAGTGCTGGTTGAGGTGATAGTGAGTGGAAGTCGATAGGTGTGATAAGTTCGTTATCTGAAGTATCAATATCCGCTGTTGTTTGTGCTCTGTCGAGTCTCTGATTATCTTTAAAGTCGTCTACAAAGAAACCAGACTTGAATCTATCAAGACCATCAACATCTCTGACTTGTAATGTCTTAGTATTGAGTTCTAGGAGTGAAAGCGAAGTTACAGTTTCTAAGTTCTCAACTCTATCTTCAATCTTTCCAATATCTCTCATTGTATATCTTCTATTGTCAACCACGGTGACTACAGCGTCACTGGTATCATAGAGATATGCTGGTAGAGAAATAGTTCCGATCTCCATCGCATCATCACTATTTGATGGTGCTTTTGGATTCTCAGCAGATGCTCCTTTAATAACACTGAAAGCACCCTCTTTGTTCAGAACTACCTTATCAATTCTTGGTAGATAGAACTCATATCCAATGAGTGAACTCTCATTTGGAGCAACAACCAGAGTTGGGTTAACACCAGCAGTAGCAAATGTTCTGCTGGCAAAGTCAAATGGTGATGCTGTTGTTGATGTAAACTGAGCAACTCTTGGTCTAAAGTCAATAGTATCTGTTGCTCTTCTTCCATCACTCATCAATGGAATGTCAGTCTTATATCTTTCAGCATTGTATGAATTTACAGTATACAGGTTTCCAACATCATTGGAAGGAACTGTATAGTGGTTAAAGATAATGGTTAGTCTATGTGATGGAACATAGTTATCTTTTGCTCTAACAATTCTACCATAATCGTAGAACTGGTCTCTAACACCCTTATCTAGAGTATACTTATTTGTAATGTTTTGGTAGTTTCCTTCATTTACTGCCTGGACAGTAGAAATGATATTAGACTCACCAAAGGTGGCAACTTCACCAACAACAAACTTGTTTGAGTTGAGATAAACAATCTCAACCTTAGTGGCAGAAGATCTTGTTACGACCTGGGCAATAGCACCGCTAGTAGAACCAACAACTCTCTCACCAAGGACTGAGTTGGTATTAAGTGCTAAACCTGAAGGGAACTCGATAGAGTCAAGAGTTGGAGCAGATGTGTCATAAGACTCATAGACTGCTAAGACTTCTACAACATCTGGGAAGTTGAGGCAAATTTCTTTGTCCTGAACTCTTGTGCCATAGTAAGCACTTTCAGTTAGACCACTGATGGCAGTAGATACGCCAGAAATAGTCTTTGTGATAGTGACCTTTTCACTTCTGGTGAAGTTCTTGGTCTTACTTGTGATGGAGTTCTTCTTAACAGTAGTATTAACTGTAACATTTCCCGACTGGGAAGCAGTTAGACCACTGAAAGTGATAGTTTGACCATTAGAACCAAGTGTAACTTGGTCTGAAGTTAGATCTTCGACAGTTCCGTTGGAATAGAATACGCCATATCTCTCAGCATCAAACGTCTCAAAGAAGGCACTACTAATACCTGTAGATGAAACGTTAATAGTAAGAGAACCAGTAGAACTTGTTGTCTGTTGCTTAAGTTGACTGGATACCAAAAGGTTAGATCCAGCAAGACTTACTGAGGCAATGTTCTCTTCTTCGAGTGGAGCAAACAATCCACCATTGTCTTCTACTAAAGGAGTGGCAATAGTAAATGTTGCATCAGCAGTGCTTCCTGGAAGTCCACCATCACAGACACCACTAACATTCTCAACCTGGGCAACAGTCATGCTGTTGTCTGGGTTTACACTGACAACTCTGTTAAAGGTTTCATCAGCAGTTCCTGGTATCTGATATCTGATGATAGTATCGCTCTTGATACCAACAAAGTTTTTACCTGGGCAAGTTACATTACCACCTGTGGTAATTCTAATAGTATCAGCAATACCAAAGTTCTTGGGAAGTTTTCTTTGGAGAACTGAGTCGGCAATGAAGTCTAGACTCATGTCTGAGTCAATAGAATCCGAGTTCTGGTAGATAGACTTAACATCCTCAATACCAAAAGTCTGAACTACTCTAATAGATCTAGAAACCTCACTGGTTCCGTTGATTAGAATTTGTTCACCTTCGATAAACGTTCCAGATGTTTGGATAAGGTTGAGTGTAGTGCTTCCACCAGGAGCAGTCTCAACATAACCAGTAGCACCGCTACTTACACCTTTGATATAAGAACTAGCAGGAACCTGAGTGGTTGTTACAGACTGATTAAGGGTAATCTTTGTATAAGTCTGAATATCAAACAGATATAAGTCCCAGTCAGAAGCAGCATTGGAGTAAGTAGCATCAGTTAAACTGAAGGAATAAACTCTTGCTTTACCGATTTCAGTTCCAGTTGCCGCAGTAGACGATGAACTTCTTCTTTGGTTCTGTAGTCTAACGATATTATTATTGTTATTAACTCCAAGAATAGGAGTTCCCTGAACATTATTGACCCTCATCAGAGTGCCAAATTCAAATGGGATGAGAGATGAAGTAATAGTCTTCTTGTCTCTTGGTTTCTCTACATCCAAGTTTGTTGTAGAGATGGTCTCAATATCATATCCTTTTACATATGCTCTTCCTGGAGATACCTTAACGGTCATCAGATCTTCAGAAGGAGTATTTCCTTGGTCAGTGCTTTGACCTTCAGAATACACACCACCATTTGAGAGTCCGTTGTTCAGAGACTCATTTACTTCTACACTGAACTCATCTACAGCATAGTCTCCAGACTCTTCAAAAGTTCTCTTAGCAAAGTAGTCTCTGATGAGGTTATAACTTGACTTGTTCTGTAGTTTCTTGATCTCACCATTTTCAATTCTGATGAGTTCTACGAAAGTCTTATCATCAAAGTCTGTTAGGAGCTTCTTAGATAGAGTTAGGGAGATCTTTAATCTATCAGCACCAGGTGCTGCGTAGTTTGAGTACCCTTTAGCATTATCATACAGTGAAGTGTCATCCTTGGCAGTGACAATCTCCTCAAGAATGGTTAGACCAACTCTATATGATGAGTCTGCTCTATAAGCATCAAGAACAATCTTATCTTTTGCTACGTCTACAAAAGTTCCTCTGATGAAGTAAACGCCATTGGCAATACCAACTGCCGTACCTACTGCAGTAGCATCTTCATCAATAAGAGATGCTACAGTCTCTCCAGCGTTTACAGTTGTATTTCCGTATGTAAATCCTTCTTCGGTGATAAGAACTTCACCGTCAGTGAATGGAACTACTTCGCCAGCATCATTGGCGTCTAAGTATCTGACAAACAGAGTCAGGTTGGTAATACCCTCAGACTCAGAAACATCGAGCCACTTGTCTACGGTTGCCACAACACCGGACGTTTGACCTCTCAGTTTCTTACCAACTAAGTTATTGGCATAGATGTTGACATCAATACCCAAATGGTCAGCATTGAGTCTTACTGAGTTGTAATTAGCATCAAAGGTTACCCCTCCAGGGATAACCATAGAACCTTCCTTAAAGATATGACTTCCAAACGACTCTATCTGATTCTGTAAGATAGACTGGAGAGTTGTTAGTTCTCTCGCCTGGATTGGATATCCTGGTTTAAATAAAACCCTGTAAAAGTTACTATCCTTATCAAAGTCATCATAGTAAGGGTTTATATTGAGATTCGTTTTCTGTGGCATTTTTTAGAATTCCAGGATAATTTTAACGTCTTCTTTTTGTCTAGAATTTCTGGAGATAGCGGGACGATTGTCGATGTAAACAATATCCCCTGACCCTTTATTTATCTCAGGATTGGCAACCCCGTTTGTAAACTGAGTCCCAAGTGAGATGAGTTTTGTTCCAGTTGGGTTGGTGCTAATACCAGTAAACCCAGTATCAACAGAACCAGAGAAACCTCCAGTCGATGTTACAGCATTTGCGTTTGAGGCAAAGTTATAAAGTTTAGCGTTTGTCGAAACACCAACGTAGTCAGTAGCATCAAAAAATGTTTGGTTCAGGAATGAATTTCTATCTTGGAAATACTTTAGAACCTTAGTTTCGGTGTCATATGAAGCAACATATCCCTTGGCAGTGCCACCAGTAACTGCCTGACTAATCTTAGTTCCAACTGAAACTGTTCCAGTAACTGATGAAAACTTGATAGCACCAAGAGAAGAGAACTGGTTTTCAGTAAATACGTTAGTTGACCCAATAGACGTTGGGTTCTTTACGATACCTATCTGACCAAATGTAACGTCAGTTGGGAAGTCTCTAGTCGAGTCATCGAATCTGGCATAAACTAGAACCTTGTCGGCACCAAGTTCTTTGTAAATGTCATATCCATGTCCCTTTGATGGTGGGATGATGGGGATGAGTTTTGCCTTAGTTGATGAACTTGCGTTAATAGAACCCAAGTCAACCATACCGTAGGTATAGTCTTTACCGCCAGAAGAAACAACCGTATTTGTTACCTTTCCGTTAGCATCAACATCTACAATAACTTTTCCACCACTTCCATCACCCAAAATGTTCAGTTCGTGAGAACCTTGGGAATATCCAAGACCTTGTAAGTCGATATAAACTTTCTTTATCTGATTTTCGTTCGTATCCGAGTCACCATTATTTCTTACAGCAGAAATCTGAGCATTAGTGGAGGTTGCCCAGTCACTAGGTAGAGAAATATATTCGGTTGAGTCAAACTTGATGATATCACTTGGGGAAACAGTATAAAGATACTTCCACAGATATCCATCACCACTAACACCTGCCTTGGAAGGTTCTAGGTCAGTGAATGTTGGTTCGTCAAGGGACGCATTTCCAGCAGTGTTGATTCCAGAAGAACCGTTGTCAATACAAATATAGACTTTGTATTCACTGTTTATCACATAATAGTTTGAATCATAAAGTCTTGATGACTTTGTAGTTGGTGAAAGATTTGTCAAACTATAGTCATGACGATACATTTCATATTTCGTTCCTCTCGCCCAGTCAATCCTTCTAATAAGTCTTCTAACATTAGCAGAAGTTACCTTCTTGCCGAAAGACATATTATCACCAATAAAATTCTGATAATCGAAGTTATCAGTGGGATTAGGTGTATTGGTATCCCAATCAGTTGTCCTTCCATACCCAACAACTGCTGGGTTGGAAAGACCTACGAAGACATAATATGAGTTAGAAGAATTGGTGACGGAATCTACAAAATTTCCCGCGTTTAATATTCTAAACTGATCTGTTACAATTGCCGCCATCGTAATAGCTTTTTTCTATATTTATAACTATCCTAGATCCTTCCTCAGGGCACCACCATCTCTTAATCCATAACCACGTCGTTGGATAGTTGGGAATGTAGAGAGTCCAGAGTCAACAGTCAGACCTGTAACTGCGATAGAAACAGGTGAAGATGACCTTGAGAACCCAGAAAGTCTACCCCAAGAGAAGTATCCGCGTGGGTCAGTTGCGCTTCCAGAAGTCGAAAGACCAGCAACAGATGTTGTCGAGAGGATGTTACAAGTAGCAACACCAGTGGTTGATGATGAATGGAAGTCGTTGATAATATAAACGTTATCTAGGAATGTAGTTCCAATGCCAACAACAGAAGAGTCGGAACCATTGATAGAAGTTACTCCAGAACCAATGCTTGTGTTAAAGACATAGATTGGATATCCTGCCTGAAGACCAGTGAATGATGAAGCATTTAGAGTAAACTTGAGTGCGAGAGCATTTCCACCAGTTCCAACGGTTGTTCCAATTCCTGTAACTGTTCCTGCGAAACCAGCAACAGCAGTAATACCAGAAAGATTCTCAACAGAAACTTTGGGGAATGAGGTGAGAACTTGTGGTGGAGCAGTGTGGGTATAACCAAAACCAGCATTGGTAATGCTGAGAGCAGAAATAGAACCGTTTGTAATAGTTGCGGTCGCGGTAGCAGTTGTTCCTACGCCAACTCCAACTGCCTTAGGAGCAGAGATCTTGACATCAGTTGAGGCACCAACATAACCAGAACCACCACTGGTGATAGTGAAGGAACTGATAGTTCCAGCAGCAGAGACGACTGCGGTTATCGCAGCAGCAACAGGATCTGTCGTTGTATTGACAATGAGACCATTTACACTAACAATATTGATAGAAGACTCATTTTCTTCATAGTTAAAGAATTGTGCGTCGTCTACGAATATTTCAGTTGCTGAAGTTGATAGGTCACCAATGATCTTTGCTGTTGGATAAACTTGAGACTCGATAGAATCTCTAGACTTGTAGATGAGTTCTCCACCAAGGTTCTTATCTACTTTTTGCTTTGTCCAACTGAATGGTTTGTAGTTGGCATCATCAATACCTAGACCACTGTAAATGTTAGTCTCAACTTTATCTGAGGCATTGATATTGTAGATAGTTCTTGGATCCTGAAGGAGACTGTTCTCAGTCTTCTGAAGTTGGATGATATCACCAACCTTGATATTTTCGTTGATATCAACAGTTATACTATCAACGTCACGAGTTCCCATGTAGAAGAAGATATCAATGATATCGTTTGTTGTAGGTGCTGTAGTGAATGTGATGGAAGTTCCACCCTCAAAGTTATAATGAATGTTTGGATCCTGGAGAACACCATTTACATAGATGAGGAGGAGTGACTCAAGATCAATAGCAGCAGAATCAACATTATCTGGGTCCGTCTCAAAACTTACCAGTTCACCATTATAGTTGAGTGGGAATCTCTTTCTGGTTCCATTTTGTAGACTTGCGATAGAGTCGATGTAATCGAGTTGACCAAACTGCCAAGCAGCAAAGTTGTCGTCGAATACCTCAAGAACTTCGATTTCGAAGTCATTGATAGGTGCTGCTAGGTGTCTAGCAGTTACCAAACCAACTGGTTTAAACTTATCACCTTTTCTGAATCCCCAACCAGGTCTTGTGATCTTAAAGTTGGTTACTTCGAAGAGTGTAGAACCGATACCAACATTGGTTGTAGCAGCACCAACTTCTACATTGAGAAGCAGTCCACTTCCAGTGTCGGTGGTTGCTCCAACACCAAGACGAGAAACGCCAACAACTGATAGATTTTCGTAGTTTGGTTCGGGTATTTCGATGACAGGGTTAGAACTATATCCAGAACCACCATCACTAACAGTGAAGGACAGTGTTCCGCCAGCACCAACAGTGGCAGTAATAGTTGCCGCATTTCCAGAGTGATTTGGATCGGTCACTCCGATAGAAACTGTTCCACGGTATCCAGAACCAACAATGTCAGTAGAACCGAGACCAACTGACTGAATAACACCACCAGAAACAAATGCTGTTACAGAAGCACCGACCAAAGGAGCAAATCCAAGACCTTGAGTAGAACCAAGGGAAACAATCAAACCACCTCTTGGTAGTAGGTTCTGATTTACATCGTAATCTGAGATAAAGGAGGCATTATTGACTCCAGTGAATACTACACTAGAAATGCCAGCATTTTCGATAAAACTGTAGTTACCACCAACATTGTTTGATGTTGTTGGGGTTTGGAACATATTATTGATGAATACCAGTCCGCTACCAGTCTCAATACCAGTTGTATTTGCTCCACCAACAGTTAGTCTGTAAGTAGCACCAATACCAGTGAACTGTCTCGTGATGTTATCATAAATTTGGTTCGTAGAGTAGTCTTGTCTGAGATAGACTCTTCCGCCGAACGTAGACTTAGTATAAGGAATGTTACTTTCATCGACCAACTCTTGAGTATTGCCTCTAGGTGCTTCAGTGAAGTGGATCTGACTTCTGGTCATGTTGTAAGAACCCTGATAGAGTCTGATAGTTGCTCCATCAGTGTGGGTTGTTGCTAGAGTTCCGACGAAACCTCTTTCAGTCTTGACAACATTAAAGGAACCAGAACCAGTGATAGGTCCAATGGTTGTTGTTCCAAGTCCAACAGCATCAACTTTCATATATTCATTATCAATCTTGAGAACATCGCCAGGAATGATGGAAGAAATACCAGAGATACCAAAGTATGTTGCTCCAACAGAGATAGAACCACCATTGTCACTTAGAGTGTGATTAACTGGGGTATATGCCAGAGGAGCTCTTCCAACACCATCAATAGTGATAAGAGACTTCTCTAGTTTCTTAAACATTTCGAGAGTGTGTCCATTACCACTTCCAGCAGAACTGAATGTTACCGCAGTTCCAGCATTTGCGTTTGCCTGACTTGTAGCAAGTTTAAACTCATTATTGTTGATCTTGATAGCATAAACATCCGTTGGAAGAACATTCGTATCGGACATTACCATTGAGGTGTATGCTCCACCAACAAATGTTGTTCTTGGAGTATATGTTAGTCTTTCTCCCGTGCTGAAGAAGTGATCGCTAATAGTGAATACGCCAGTGCCAAGATTGACTACCGTTGAGATGCCAGGGTTAAACTGCTTCTCAAAGATAGGAGTTCCATTGTGCTTCAGCTCAAAGTCAAACTTGTTTGTTCTATCTCCATTAATAGAGTCAAACTGTGCGGTGACTAGTTTTTCATTTACAGTTCCATAAGATAAAACAGCAGGAATGTTGAGGAGATCTTTTTCAGTCTGTATGACTTCACTATACAACTGGACCGTAATATCGTTACTGATATTGGAGTCTGGGTAGAATACCAGGTCTAGGTTGCTTCCAGAAACTTTAGAACCAAAAGTACCAATACCAGATGTGCTTCCGATGGAGATGAATGGATACTGCATCGTGAAGGCATTGTTGTTATTGTGGTTAAACAATACCTGGTGTAGTGCCGAAGTGTTTCCGTATGAAACTCTGGCAGTTGATTTCACAGTTGTAACATCAGACTTCAGATAAGTCAGTACTGTAGAAATACCAGTACCAGAGAAGACTGAATAGTTTGCCTCAAGTCTACCTTCTCTTACGGCAACGTCTGGTTGTCCAGATGCCTTAAAGATATGAGTTCCAAT